AGCAGCAAAGCTCGTACCCCGCTGCCATATATCAAAGTTACCATTGATAAGAATATTATCGCGTCCTGATGTATTTTCGAATTCTCGTACTTGTTTTTCTTCATAGTATTCACTAATTTTCATATTTACTTCCTTAATAATATAGTAATATAGTATTTTATTATATTTATCTTATTAGATTAATCACAGTTCCAATTCTTTAATGTTGTACTCGAATTGCTCATTTTTATATATTTCAATACGCTGAATTGCATGTTTCAGAGCATAATTTTGGCGTCTGCGGAATTTTAGATTATCAACAATATCAATAAGTGTTGCTTTGTGTTTACCTTTAGCCTTTCTAAGGATCCTACCGATACTTTGAAGTACTTTAATTTTTGACTTAAAATTTTGACCATAAATAATATAATCTAAATTTGGTATATTAATTCCTATTGCGAATACACCTAAGCTCGCAACAATTATAGCATTACTATCTTGAATTGTTAACTCACGAACTTGTTGTCTGATTTCCCGTTTTGTATTCCCTGCTACATAAAAAACTTTCCTATCCAACTTCTTATCAATCAGAGCTTTATATAATAACTCACCATATTTTAGATTTTTGAACAGAATAAGTACATTTTTGTTAATTGCAACAGCGGTATTTACAATAAACTGAGATCGTACTTTGATGTTCTGCAAGAACTCCATTTCGTCATGATATGAATTTTTATACATCATTCGACGAACATCTTTGCTGTAATTCAAAGTAATAATACTAATTTTCAACTTAGAAAGAATGCCAGCATCCATCAATTTCTTCGTTGTTGTCTCTTGATTTACTTCCCCAAATAATCCCTCTAACTGGATTCTATTGATTTTATCGTCATTAAGAGTTCCAGCAACACCAACTTTCATTTGTGCATTACTGCATTTCTGAATGATACTCTGTAATTGAACACCAGTTTCAGCCGAAAAAACTTCATCTACAAGTACACAACCGAATTGCTGAAATATTCTCGTATCTGTGATATTTTGGAGGGATTGCCATGTAGAAACGATAATTGGTTTGGACCAATCTTTCTCTTGTCCAGAAAATATAGCTGTTATTTTACTGCCTATATCAGGTTCGTACTCTTCTGCATATTCAATATAATCACCTTTCATCTGGTCAACTAATGCTATAGTTGGAACTATAACAAGAACTTTACGAAATCTATGCTGTTTGTACAAATCAAGAAATAATTTTGAAATAAGATATAGTATTAGTGATTTACCACTGGCAGTTGGGGATTTGATAATAAGTTGCTGTTGGGCAAATGATTGTTGAATGCCTGCTAATTGGTAATCCCTAAGTTTATGTGGTATTTTCAGTTTTTTACCATAATCAGTAATATTCGATTCTGTTAACTTTAAAGTCTTCTTACTGTACTTAACTTCTGTTTCAATATTTGCAATTCTGCAGAAGTACTTCAACCGTAGAAATAAACCAATCGGTAATCTACCAACCTTTGCATTGAACAAATAGATTTTGCCGCTCCAAATGCCAGCTCTGTACTTAGGACTCCATTTATAATTAGGAGTGTAGAAACTAAAGTACTCACTGATATTCATTAAGTCATCAGGATCACCATACAATTGCAAGAAACTCTCATTTATCTTCGTAATACTAAGCATTTTTTATATAATATCTCTCTTTCATTATTAGCTATCAAGTACCATTAGATTTTCAGGGACCATCTTTTTAAGTTATTGAAAGCATTAAACAAGTTCTATTGATAAAGCCAATTAGTTCATTCCATCAAGGTATGCTCTAAAGGAAATAATATTTTTAATATCAAACGATATTGTATTCACTTTCTTAATTGTCCTATCAAGAATATCAACTAAATCAGCTAAAGTCTGCACTTCCAGATTCAGTTTAGAATACTGTGGATCAGCAAGCAAATTGAAAATAATTTCTTTCTGATTCAGTATTTCATTCGACTTATCTTGTATATCATAATACATTGTCTTATATAATATACTAAGTTCCTTGTTTTTCTTATTATATTTTAGCTTAGAATCAAAAAAGTACCTCAAATATTTAGCATGTAATCCAGGAATAGTGTACATTTTTGTTTCAATATTCGACTGGTTTATTGTTAAATCTTCCTCGATACCATTCAGTAATTCATTTTTATCCATACTTCCTCCATTGTACATAATAAATTAGTTCATGTAATATATATCCCTATTATAATCCAAGGAATTTGAGGTACTCAAATTACCTTGAAAATCGAGGAACTCGATTTTACTGCAAGATTAGCTTGTATAGCAGATTTGCTATACTCAGTTCATTTGGTTTATGTAATAAACATATTTCTACTTCATACAATGTTAATATAATTGAATTTAGTAATATTAGGATATAAGAAGTAGTGATATAGGATTTAGTGAACTTGCAGTAAAATCGAGTGCCTCGATTTTCATCGTAATCGTCTGCGACAATTACAATGGACATTATTTTTAGAATTTAGTTTAGGTAATTCAGATAAGATTAGTTGAATCAGCTAATTCGGTTATATTCAACTTTTTAAAATATTTCTTTTATAGTAAGTAATTGTTTTCATAAAATTATTATATCATACTTTAACGTATAAGTCAAGAGTACTGAAAAATAAATACGACAATAATTTATAACCTATTATGTAGTGGTACTGTAATCAAAGTCATTAAAACTAAATGTTACTTGACCCTTTCTTGGTTCACCTTCTGTTGAAGCTAAATTTAGATCGATTTCTGCTATGCTAATAGGGAACATTCCATAGAAAGTCATGACTATATTGGGGTTGTTTTTGTTTGTTAGAAGTACTAATTTTCCATCTGATAGTACATCATTATCAAAGCCTGCTTCTCGGAAATCTCTTAAAGCTTTCATCCAATCAACAATAGTTATCCATTCTGTAAAGTCTTCTGTTATATGGAATTCCATATTGATATCAGTAAATATCAATGAATCTCCTGGGCGCTTGATAGTCCTGATTTGACTTGGTTGTTCAATTATTCCTAATTCTATACCAGGAATACTGATATTAGTTATCGTTAAATCGAATTCGTTATCTATGAATCTTGTGCCAGATAATGAAAACATAAATTTGTTTGCTGTGAATAGATTTTTTGGCATTTATGTACCTCTTAGTTTGTACTATTATACATCATTTATAGTATTTATCTTATCAAAAAATAATAAAATAATTAGTTAATAACTCGACAAAGTGTGATATAATATATATATTAGAACATTAGAAGGTAAAAAAGGTAAAGGAGATTACATGACGATAAATTACATAGAAAAAGAGGATTTTTTAAAGGAACTAAGAATTCTCAAGCGAACAAATACAATAACAGAAAAGTTGCATCTGATATTTTTTGAAATTTCAACAAAATATGCAACTATAAACTCATTCAGAAATTATACCTATATTGAGGATATGGTCTCAGAAGCATATTTGAAATGTGCGAAGGTAGCAGATAAATTTGATATTGAAAATAGATCAAATCCTTTTGCTTATTTCACAACAGTAATACATAGAACATTTTTGAATTACATAGCAAAAGAGAAAAATCAGCAGAAGAAAAAATGGATAGAGTTGAAAAAAACACTTGAAATTTACAAAATTGAAAATGGAATAGATATGCCAATGCCGAAAGGTATTATGGAAAGGATTGAAGAAATTAGCTAAAACTATTGACATAGCATTCTAAGTATGATATAATAGAATTTTAATAATAAATTTTTGTTAGGAACAATTTTGAAAATAGGAATAGTAGGTGACATACATCTTGGTATAAATGAAAATAAGCCGTTATTTACAGAATATCATATGCGATGCTTAGATTATATTTTTAGAACATTTGCACAAGAAGGAATCAAGGATATAATTTTCTTGGGTGACATACATGATAAACGATACTCATTATCAGTCAAAACTATCAAGCAGAGCATTGAGTTATTTGATAATGACTTCAATCAGTACTTCCTTTTAGGAAACCACGATGTAACATACAAAAATTCAAATAATTTGAATTCTGTTGATATACTATTAGGAGAGAAAAACACAGTTGTAACAGATCTTGCAGAAGAGTTCATATTTGATGGTAAAAAATTCTTACTTGTGCCATGGTTAAACAAAACCAATTATTCAGAAAACATGAAACTCATTGAAAATACTAATGCTGATGTACTATTAGGGCATTTTGACATCAATGGTTTTGAAATGATAAAAGGCATTTTTTCAAGAAACAAAGACGTGAGAATGAGTTTATTTAAGAAATTCAAACATGTTGTATCTGGGCATTTTCATTGTTTCTCAAGTAAAGGAAATATTACATACCCAGGATCTGTTTGCCAAATGACATGGAATGACCATGGAGCTGATCATAAATTTGGTTATTTTTGTACTGAGACAGATGAACTAACTATGATTGATATTCCTTATACAATCTATGATGTTATACGAATCAAAAAGAATCAAAAATTACCAGATCCTAAACAATACAAAGACAAAATTATAAAATGCTATCTTTATACAAGAAGGACTATTGCTATCGAAAAGTTCCTTTCTGTATTAGTTGATAATTGTATTTCTGTAAATGTAATAGATGAACAAGTTATGTCTGCTACAGAGAATTTTGATATTGAAACACATAACATGTCTATACTTGAATTATGGAAAAAGTACTTAGAGGAAACATACTTGCATAAGAAAGATGTAGTAATTGTTGA